TGGAGATTTATTCATATCACCTAATGGTGCAGGTGAAGTAATTATTCCAGACGATACATTTCTTACTTTTGGTGATAGTAAAGATCTTAAAATAGAATATGATGAAGATGGTGATAATAGGGTAGAGGTATCCTCTCCAAGTGGTGTAGATTGGGCATATCTGAACGGTGTAGCAGTCTTAATTGAAGATACCACTGATTCTGCCACAAAAGACACAGGTGCCCTTATAGTCGAAGGTGGAGTTGGTATAGAGAAGAGTGTTAATATAGGTGGAAACATCAAAGTAGCAGGAGTATCAACATTTGTTGGTGTTGTTACGACTAGTACTGACTTATTTGTTGGAGGAGACCTCCATGTTGCTGATGATATATTTTTAGATGAATTAACAGCAAGAAATTTAAGAGTTACAGGTATATCAACTTTTGAAGGTAATATGCATCAAACAGGTGGAGTATTTCATGCAATTGATGCAAGAATTGGTGGTGTTGGTATTTCATCAAATATTATTTCTACTAAACAAGGTCACGGAAATTTATTATATATTGACCCATTTCCAGACGGTTTAAGTAATGAAGGTACAGTTATTGTTAAAGGTGACTTACAGGTTGATGGTACAACTACAACAGTTGATTCATTTACAGTAAATCTTAATGATCCTATCATAAACTTGGGTGTTACAACCAGCACAAGAACTGTGATGCAAACAGCAAATGCTGGTGTTAGTACAATTAAAATTGACACTGCTGCTGGTATTCATACAGGAGATTCGGTTTCTGGAACTAATGTAGCATCAGGAACTACAATTACAACGTATGATTTAACAGAGAAATTAATCACAATTAGTAATGCTGTTCAATCAGGTGGAATTGCTACTACAGGTCAACTTACAGTTACAGCAAATGTTGACACAAACACTGATCGTGGTGTAGCATTTGGTTATAATACAAGTTCAGGTGCAGGTAATACTAAACAAGGTTTCTTTGGATATCATGATCTAGGTGGTGATGCAAGTAATGCACCAGAAAGATCATTTACTTACATACCCGATGCAACAATCGTAAATAATCTGGTAAGTGGCACAAAAGGTTTCCTAGATATTAAAGGAATATATTTCCAGAATGGTGATTATGACACCACTGGAAATGGCATTGTTTATTTTGATACAACAGGTAAGCAAGTTGGTGCTGCTGGTACAGCTGCTGGTATAACCACTTCTAACTTTGTATTAACTACAAATGCTGCTGGCATACCTAAATGGACAACGACCCTTGATGGAGGCACATTCTAAAAAATGACAAACCCTAATGATGTTGATGTGAATGCTTTGATTAAAATTTATAACCAAAAAATTTCTACATTAACCAACCAAAATATTCTTCTTGAAGCAAAATTACAAACAATTGTGCAAGATCATCTTGATGCTCAAAAAGAATTACTAGCAGACAAACTTGAATTTCAAGAAAAATACGAAAATCTATTAGCAGATATCGAAGAGGAAGATGGCGAAACCAGCAACTAGACAACAATTAATTGACTACTGTTTTAGGAAGTTGGGTGCTCCTGTCTTGGAGATAAATGTTGATGATGACCAAGTTGATGATTTAGTAGATGATGCAATACAACTTTTCAATGAGAGACATTTTGATGGTGTTGAAAGGATGTACCTTAAATATGAAATTACTCAGGGAGATATTGATAGGGGAATGGGAGTAGACATTCCTGGCGAAACTACTATTAATAGTAAAACAGGTGTGGGTATAGTAACTACTACAGCGACATCAACAAACATACCTGGTTATGGAACAACAACGACAACATTTTACGAAAATTCAAATTTTTTACAAATACCTGAATCTGTTGTAGGTGTAAATAAAATATTTAAATTTGACACCAGTTCAATATCTGGTAGCATGTTTAGTATTAAGTATCAGTTATTTTTAAATGATTTGTATTATTTCAACTCTGTTGAACTTCTTCAATATAGTATGACAAAAACTCGTCTTGAGGACATTGATTTCTTACTTACACCCGAAGCACAAGTTAGATTCAATAAAAGACAAGACAGATTATATTTAGATATTGATTGGGCTTCTCAAACAGTTGGTAATTTTTTAGTTTTAGATTGTCATAGAGCATTAGATCCTGATACTTTTACACAGGTTTACAATGATTACTTTGTCAAACTTTATTTAACTGCTCTAATAAAGAGACAGTGGGGACAGAATTTAATTAAGTTTAGAGGAGTTAAATTACCAGGTGGTTTAGAACTTAACGGAAGAGAAATATATGATGATGCAGAAAGAGATTTAGAAAGGATTAAAGAAAAGATGATGCTTGAGTATGAACTACCTCCTCTTGACTTTATTGGGTGATGGTTAATGGCATTAAATCCCTTTTTTCTTCAAGGATCTCAAAGTGAGCAAAGACTTACTCAAGATTTAATTAACGAACACCTAAAGATATTTGGTGTTGAGGTAACTTATATTCCAAGAAAATTTGTAAGAAAACAAACAATAATTAAAGAAGTTCAATCATCTGCTTTTGACGATAATTTTTTATTAGAAGCATATTTGAATACTTACGAAGGTTATAGTGGTCAGGGAGATATAATGACAAAATTTGGTGTAAGTTTAAGAGATGAAGTTACACTGACAATATCAAAAGAGAGATTTGAAGATTTTATATCACCATTCCTAGAAGCAGATGAGGATTATGAGTTAGCATCTAGACCTCGTGAAGGAGATGTTATTTTCTTTCCATTAGGGGGTAGATTATTTGAGGTAAAATTTGTAGAGCATGAAGATCCTTTTTACCAATTAGGAAAAAATTATGTATATCAACTTAAATGTGAACTCTTTGAATATGAAGATGAAGTATTTGATACTGATATTGAAGAGATTGATTCTCAACTTGAAGATATTGGATATATTTCTACATTGCAGTTAATAGGTGTTGGTAGGACAGCAACAGCAACAGCACAATTAAACACAGCAAATAAAGGATATATTCGAGAGATTGTTCTTAATAATGATGGTAGTGGATATAGAAGTACTCCAAATGTTGCTATATCAACTGCACCAACTGGAGTGGGTAATGTAAATGCGACTGCTGTTGCAATTACAACTACAAGAGCTGGTTTATTTTCAATAGAAAGAATAGTATTAACAAATGCAGGTGCTGGATATACAACTCCACCATTAGTTATCATCACAGGTGGAGGTGGTGCTGGTGCAGCAGCAACTGCTGCTGTTGAACAGTCTAATTTTGGTATTGTTGACTTTGTAGTTACGGATAATGGTGTTGGATATGCTGCAACTCCTACGGTGACAATTACTGGAATTAGCACTTCTCCTGCAGCTGCAGAAGTAAATCTTCTTGCAGACAATACAATATCTGATATTTTCTTGAAAAATGCAGGTATCGGATACACTGTTCAACCAACAGTAACAATAGCACAACCTTCATTGATTACAGGAGTTGGTAACTTTACCAGAGGTGAAAAGGTAAAAGGATTATCATCAGGTATTGAAGCAATAGTTAAAGAGTGGGATACTGATACTAAGGTGCTTAAAATATCAAATGTTGGTATTGGATCAACACAAAGAGCATTTATTCCTGGCGAAACCATTCAAGCAACCGAATCAACTTTCTTTAATGTGGGTTTAAGTACAGTTGCTACAATTGGAATTACAACAACAATAATAACAGGTATCAATACATCAAGTATTGTACTAAATCAAGAGTTAAATCAGGTTATTTTTGGTCAATCAATTATTGTAGGAAGTGGTGCAACTGTTACAAGTATAGGTACAAATTCAATTACTATAAGTACTCCTACGTTAAATACTACTGGAATAACAACTGTAGTTTCATTTGGATCTACTGTATTCTCAAATTATGCTTTAGATTTCTTCAGTGAAGAAAATCAAGACACTACCTTTGAATCAAATGATATAATCGAAAGTGAAGCTGACGATTTACTTGATTTTACAGAAGGTAATCCATTCGGTACATTCTAATGTTAGGACAATACTATTACCACGAAATACTCAGAAAAACCATAATTGCTTTTGGTACTATTTTCAATGACATTCATATTCGTCATCGAGATGGTGCTGGAAAAGAAACGAGTGACATGAGAGTTCCTCTTGCTTATGGTCCTATGCAAAAATTTCTAGCAAGACTAGAACAACAACCAGATTTAAATCGTGCAGTTCAAATTACATTACCTCGTATGTCGTTTGAAACAACTAATATTGCATATGATCCAACAAGAAAAGGTGGAATCACACAGACATTTAAGGCAACTGATGGTAAAAAACTTAGAAAAGTTTTTATGCCAGTTCCTTATAATCTTGGATTTGAATTAAATATTCTTGTTAAGTTAAATGATGATGCATTGCAAATTATAGAGCAAATATTACCATATTTTCAACCATCATTTAATGTTACTGTAGACCTCATAGGTGTAATTGGAGAAAAAAGAGATATTCCAATAGTTTTGGATAATATATCATTTCAAGATGATTATGAAGGAGATTTTGCAACACGAAGAGCATTAATATACACGTTAAACTTTACTGCTAAAACTTATCTCTTCGGTCCTGTATCCGATTCTAGTGAAGGTCTTATCAAGAAAGTTCAAGTGGATTATTATGCTTCTGTT